TCTAATGAAACTAGTAATCGCAACTGTTGCGGCATTGACAGCAACTACTGCACACGCAGACTCTATGTGGACATTCGGCGGAGATTTAGACGCCAACTATGCTGTAGACGCAGAACGCATGACAGTTGATATCGAACCAGCGTTGACATTCACACCAGCTGACGGCTTGAACTTTGTAACAAGCACAGAGTTGGCGCTATGGGATAACGAATTAGTAGCAGATACTACTATCGAAACTATGCCTACAATTGCGTTCGAAGTGAACTACACTATGGGTGCAATGGATTCTGTAGAGTACTATGCAAAGACAAAGTACAACCTAGAAGCAACAGCACGTGAAGAGATTCACATCGGTGCAACATTTAGCTTCTAATAATCCCACAAGGATTAAGAAATAAAGAGAGGCGATTATTTTCGCCTCTTTTAACAAAATGTATTGACAGAGACATCAACATCTGTTATTATGATCACTCATTTAATCAATATGAGGTATAGTATGACATCAATTATAATCCCATCAAGTGAAGCTGATCGCAAGCGGATCAAAGACTGTATGGAAGAAATTAGTAACTCCTATCTTCGACAAGAAGCTGAACGTGAGTTCGTAAAAGAAGCTATCATCTCACTCGAAGATGAAGTTGGTATTCCCAAAAAATATTTAGGCAAGATGGCTCGTATCTATCACAAACAGAACATGAGTGAAATCGTATCTGAGATAGAAGAGATCGAAGCCCTTTTAGAATCTGTCAAATAATGCTTGACAGACCGTCTATTGCATGTTATAATAGACGCATACAAAGAGCAAAGGATCACTAACGATGAATCACATTAAGACATATTTTAAAGAAGGCACCGATGGTGCTAGAGCAGAGGTTCACCTCGAAGAAGGTATATACTGTATTCGATATTACATGGGTATTGGAGATACTGAGTTCTTTCGTAGGGAAACGTTTGAAGGCAAGTCCAGGCAATATGCTGAAGATGCGGCTGAGAATTGGGCTCTAGGTATTAAGGTACTCAATGGCTAAAATTTCTTATGTTGAAGATGATTTGTATAATGTCGTAATTGATAGTGATACTGGAAACGTTTCTCTTGGTGGAGAATCTTATATTAATGATAGTAAGCGTGAAGCTTACATATTTCAAGTAGCCTATTTGATGGGCAGGGAGCATAAAAAATCGCAGATAACAAAAACATTGGGCTTATAAAAGAACTAAACTCTGAAACAATCATGAAAGAGATTGCAGAGAATATTTCTAAAGGAGTGCCGTACATCGATGCAGTGATATATTACGCAGAGAAGTATGGACTAGAAGTAGAAGTGGTCGGTGAAATTATTAGGCGATCACCTGTTCTGAAGGCAAAGATATATAAAGAAGCCGAAGAACTAAATATGGTAGAGAAGCTGACTAGGTTGCCGGTATGACAAAAAGCTTGTATAGCACACAAGACGCATTTGACGTTTACATATGCTATCTTGCTTTAAAGCGGCACTTTAGTTCGAACTATGATTACTTCAAATACAACGGTAAGGTTAACGCCAGAATCGATGCATTTGAAAATCGTAAGGATAAGTTTTTCTTCTTTAAGTTAGCAAAGCGAAAGGACTATAAAGACTTTTTACTAGCTAACATGGTCAACAATCCAGACGTTTGGGTTGGTGATCTAGTTGACAGTCAGACCGCAAATGAAACTTTCACGGAATGGTCGAAACGTCAACAGTCTTTGGGATATGTGTTTAGTAATGAACTAGACGAATTGAACGAAGACTTTAATGCTAACTTCGTTGTTGAAGATGGACAGTATCCTCGTGTATTGTCACTCTTTAACATGAAGCGCATCAGCATCGAAACTCTAGTCATATTAAGTGACTTGACAGGATGCTTCAAGTACTGGGATAAATCTATCAATGATACGATAGTTTACCCGAGTATAAATAAGATTGTTAACAAATATGGACCGTTTTTAAATTATGATAAAGCGAAAATGCGTAAAATATGTGTTGACAAATACAACGCAGTCTAGTATACTAGACAAACAAAACGATAAAATCGTAATATAAACCGCTATACACAGGAGTAAGCAAACATGACAACATCATTCTCAGCCCTTAAGAAGGCACGTACATCATCATTCGACAAGTTGAATTCTCAACTCCAGAAGATGAACTCAACAGGTAACAAAGGCGATGATCGCTTCTGGAAACCTGAAGTAGATAAAGCAGGTAATGGCTATGCCGTTATTCGTTTTTTACCCGCACCGCAAGGTGAAGATATGCCATTCGTAAGAATGTGGGATCACGGATTCCAAGGACCAGGTGGCTGGTATATCGAAAACTCTCTCACCACTCTTAGCCAAGATGATCCAGTATCTGAGTATAACTCAAAGCTGTGGAATTCTGGTCATGACGAAGATAAAGAGATTGCACGTAAGCAGAAGCGTAGGCTGAACTACATTGCAAATATCTATGTCGTTAAAGATGCCGCAAACCCTTCACGTGAAGGTCAAGTATATCTTTATAAGTTTGGTAAGAAAATCTTCGACAAACTGAACGATGCTATGAATCCTCAGTTTCAAGACGAAGATCCAATCAACCCATTTGATTTCTGGGAAGGTGCTGACTTCAAACTAAAAATTCGTCAAGTAGAAGGCTATCGTAACTACGATAAGTCCGAGTTTGATAATGTAACTGTACTGTCGGGTGCTGACGGTGTTGCATTACCAGATGAAACGCTTGAAGAAACTTGGAGCAAGCAACATTCCTTGTCAGATATTGTCGATCCTAAAAACTTCAAATCTTACGATGAACTGAAAGCAAAACTGTATAAGGTTCTAGGACTTGATGGCGGTGCACACGCACCCAAAGTAACCGCCGAGGATGACAATGCGGGTATGGGGTTCTCTCCGAACTTCAAAGAGCGTTCTGCTCCAGAGCCCGTAGCGGCCCCATCCCCAACTCTTGATAGTGATAGCGGTGATGATGAATCATTGGATTTCTTCAAGAGTCTAGCGGAAGACAATAGCTAGTAATAGTTAGCGTTAGAAGCGAACAAGGCGGCTTGCAGAAATGTGAGTCGCCTTTTTTTTATTTGGGAATTGGGCTCTTAATTAGAAGCTCATGTCATGGTTAGGCTTTTAATTAGAAGCCGTAGCCACCAACAGCTCCACCAATTGCTTTCTGTGCGGCAACAATAGTAGTGCTTCTTGTGTTACCACCCTTGTTGATTACTGTAGCACCGCCAACATTAACTGAAGCGGCTATAGCGGCAGCCTGATTTGCGGCAGAATTGGTAGCTTCATTCTGTACCATAGCACTACGCTGTGCGGCTAATTCAGCGGCAACTGAAGGAAGAACTTGACCTGTCTGTGGGTTCATGCCAGCATATTCATAAACTGAATCAGGAATAGCTTTTGCTACTAGACCTCTTGGATCGTACCACGCTCTATCAGCACCAGGATCAGGCAATATCATTCTAAGAATTGTTTTAATAAAGTTCTCAGCCATGTCACCTGCACCACGTGCGATACTCATCATAGTGCCACCTGGATCATTAAACATCTTCTTAAAGAATCCTTTAACTGCTTCCCATGCAGGGTCGACTAATGCAGTAAGACTGAAGCCTCTAAGTTTCTCAGCAATACCGTCAAAGCCTAGCTTCTCCATCAACCAAGCAGGAAGTGTAATAAAGATTAGATCGATTGCTTCAGTGAAGCCCTTGATAATTCCTTTAATACCGCCCTCGATACCAGCTTTAAGCTTATCGCCAAAAGTGCCATCTTCGCTAGTAAATCCTTGATAGAATCCAGTAACAAAGTCAATAACAGACAAAAGAATTTGTGTGAATGGACGCATGATAGTCTTGACTACTAATTCAAATGGTGCCATCAGTGGTTTAAGAAAACCGCCCACTTTGCCTAAGAATCCTAGTATGCCAGTTCCTTCATCCATACTGCCAAACACTGCTTTAATACTATCACCGATTTTGCCCACACCTTCTGGCATTGTTACCTTTAGTCTAGGAATACCGTCGAAAAAAGACTGCACGCCTTTTTTAATTGAAGCCGCTTTACCGCCAAAAAATTCTGATGCGTCAGCGAACTTCTCAGTGACCTTACCATTAATGCCATCAAACGTGCCACCAATAGACGTTTTAAGTGTGTCTAATTTAGTGCCTATAGTCTCTATAGCAGGAGTTAATCGTGTCGTAACTCCAGACTTAATACCGTCAAAGAATCCTGAAGTGCCCGTCTTGATATTATCGACGGTAAGCAAAATGGGCTCCATTGCAGTGGTTAGTCTAGTTGTTATTCCAGTTTTAATGCCATCGAAGAATGAGGTAGTACTAGTTTTAAGTCCATCAATACTAATTTTAAACGATTCGGGAATAGTTATTCGAGGAATTTCTGGCGCCTTGATCTTGAATTTGCCAAAGTCGTACGGCTTACCCTCTATATCCACAATAGATATCTTTGGTAATTCCGGAAGACTTATCTTAAAGTTTTTGACTTTAGTTGTAAAATCTGTGATGCCAGTTTTAAATTTAGTAATACCATTACTAAAAGATGTGATCATTTTAGGTAATGCAGCCGCTCTTAACGCCGCATCAAATCCAGTAATAGATGCCGCCAATGCCGTAAGCATCGGTAAATTGAATAGTAGTCCACCAAACCCTCCACTCTTTCCATCTTTGCCTGGTTTTTCAACAGTTTCTTTGACATCATCAG